TTGCACGCCTGTGCAGGGGGTGTCCCCGGTGGGGGTTGGCAGGTTTTCTACCATGGAACAAGGTTTTTTGTGGTTTGTTGTTGGAATTTGATGTTTGGTTCGCTGCGATTGCCTTTGCTTCTGTTGCATGTTCTGCAGATGATTTGCCCGTTGTCGAGGGTGTTGAGTCCTCCCCTGCTGACGGGTGTGATGTGGTCGGCTTCGGGGCTGGTTGGTAGCTGGTGTGTGTTCCAGGTGATGGTTGCTCCGCAGAGTGGGCATTCGGTTTGGCCTTGTTGTTGGGCTTGGGTGATGAGTCGTTGCCGCCAGCGCCGGTGTGAGGCGGATGCGGTGCGGTTGGTGTGCGCCATCACGTCCCCCGATCATCTAGGGCCCCTGTGAGCCTCTCATTGCCTCTGTAACGGCCTGGAAACCGTTGGGGGTATGAATACCCCACCCTTGCCCTGCTCATCGATCCTGGGGGCTGTTTTGTGTGTTTGAGGGGGTGTTCTGTTTGTGCCGGGGTGGTTGTTTTCTCCTCCTACCCCCTGGTGTGTGAGAAAGATCACATCGCCCCCCAGCGGTGTCAAAAGAAGAAGGACACGGAAGAAAAATGGGGGTGGGTGTGTGTTCGCGTTTCACCGCTTAGCGCTTGGCGCCTAGCGTTGAAGTACACAGGCTAAGCAGGAACACCTTAGAGGTTTTAAAGTCTTCTACATATAATGTACACTTTAAGTCTTACCTAGTGTTAAGGGTGTTAGCGTGACACGCCGTACGCCTTCAGCCGAACACGCCAAGCCTGAAAGGGGCACGGGTGTAAGAGTGTGGGGAGTGTGCGATGGGAGCTTGCGACCAGAAGCACACGAGTCACACAGCGAAAGGTTCCTCTTCTCCCCTGATGAAGAAAAGAAGAGAAGAGAGAAAGAACCAAAGAGAGTAGAGAAGTAAAGAAGTTAACCCCTCAGCTCTTCTAAAACTTTTATAACTTATAAGCTTTAATACTTATAGGTTATAATATTAAAGTTTAAGACTTATGGTTAACTTTAAGTACTTGAGGTCTTTAAAGTCTTATAGTTACTTTAAGTGTTTAAAGCTTTAAGGTTTTATAGTTACTTAAAGTATTAAAGACTATAAGCCTTTAAGTCTTAATAATTACTTTAAGTTTTAAAGTATTAAACACTGATGTTAAGTTTAGATCCTTAAGTGCTAAGCTCTTAAGTCTTTAAAGTTACTTTAAGCACCTAAGACTGATGCCGAGCCCTTGAGGGGCTCGGTGCTAAGTACTAAGCTGCTTAGCGCTTAGCCTTAAGGTCTTTAAGTGTTTGGTAGACTGATGGTAAGCGAGGTCGGGAAGTGCGTCAGCACTTTCTGGCCTTGCGTCCAGCTGGCTACCTGTCCAGCCTATCACACTAGGTAGAGATACCCTCAACACCGGCGTTTGGCTCTATAGGCGGGTTTGAGGGGTGTAAACGGGTGTTTTTGGTAGTAAAGGTCCAAAAATCAAACCTAAAAGTTTCCTTAACGTTTAATTAACAGAAGGTTAACAGATGAGGGTGTAGGTTAGTCTAAGACTGGTGTTTGCCCTAGCCAGAAGGGGTTTCACTCCCGGACAGCTGTCACACTTTACCCTTGTGTCCTTTCCGAACACGCTAGGCGCTGATGTGCTGAGGGTATTCCCTCAGGCTTTCGAGTACTCGTCGCTAGGGCTCCTCGTACTCTCAAGCCTTCCCTGATGGCGTGTACCCCTTCGGGGCTGTGCCTGATCGGCTGAGCCTACTCGGGCTGTCAGGCTGATGCTGAGCCCTTGAGGGGCTCGGTGCTCAGTGCTAAGACCCTAAGGTTAACTTAAGTACCTCAAGTGTGAAGGCTGATGCTCCCCCTTCTTTCTTCTACCGTGCCTTTCTTCCCTCTTAGCATCCAACACTGTCCACATAGTTGAGGCTTAGCTAAGCAGGATAGGGGCTAGTGATCTGCGTCTGGATAGCGGATCGTGTATCAGTCTCCTGGAGGCGTCTAGAATCGATCAGAATGTGCTGGGGGTATAAATACCTACCCCCCACCCCGCAAGGCGCTCCTAGGCGCCATGTGAAGGCTTTAAACGGCATTTCTGGGCTACACCCTTCACGCCAGATCGGCAGAGTGGCCTCGAGAGGGCACACCATACTAGGCGAGTGTGATACATCTCACACAGTATGAGGGTGTGGATTCCATGCCCAGATCTGGCACCTCGACCCCCGTCATAAAAGCCAAGGTAGATCTGCCGGGGTTATCTACCGAACCTGCTATCACCCAGGCATACCCCTGAGACGCCCTAGAAGGCCCCTAGAATCGGCTAGCAGGGTCAACCCTGCATAATCCTACCCCCAGAATATTTGAGACGCCGAGAGAGGCAATAAAGGCTTAAGTGAGATACTCCACATCCCATACCACACCTATATGAAACGCTCAACCGGTTTGAGCGCAGCCTTGACTGTGGAGTCGCAACCTACACACTCTAGAAACCACAACAACCCATACACCACCGAAAGGACACACCACAATGGCCACCACACTCATCACCCCATCCATCACCTCCCTCTACGGGCAGACAGAAATCGACCCCCTCAGCCTCCACAGCCTCACCGGAGACCATTCAGACGACATGGATCTGGATATGGTGCGCCGCATGTACCACGCTAAAGTACAAGAAGCCGTACGACTCATCCGGCCCCTGTGGACTGTAACCCTCGACGGCGCCGTGTACTGCGACTACGACTGGCAGCCACTCACCGAGAACGAAGCTGAGGAACTCCACGACATGATCGACATGATCGATGTAGACACCATCCTTGTCGCATCCACCCGATAAACCCTCAACAACGTTATCAGCAACGAAAAGGAAATAATCATGCACAAGATCGCCGACCACTTCACCCAGCTCTACACCCCCGCCAGCTACGACTGCCCCACACCCTTCGACCTGACACGCCTCGAAAACCTCTCCTGCGACCACATGGATTTTGAGGGCCTCGCCGAAGCCTACCGGCAGCGCGTGGAAGCCGAACTCCACAAGCTGCGCCCCAACACGTTCATCGCATCCGACGGCACCGTGTTCAGTCACGACGAGTGGAAGCCGCTCACCGGCGGTGAAGCCACACAACTCTACTGGAACGTGACCCGCATCAATGTTGGCCATCTGCTAACCCTGTGTGCCCGATAAAACCCCTAGCCACACAGGAAACGCTCAACCGGTTTGAGCGCAGCCTTGACATGGGGAACCGCCCACACCATGATTAATCATGTCAGCAACGAACAACACCCCGGAAAGGGGACAACAGTCATGAACAAGAAAAACGGCTACACCATCGCCGGAATCACAGCCGCCATCATTGCCGCCGCCTCATTAATGCCAGCCCCAGACGACAACCCGCCACTCGCCTCACAGCCAGCCCCACAGGCCACCACAGCCAACACCGAATGGACACCTGAAACCGCCCAGCAGCGCCAAGCCGAGAAAGCGGCACGGCAGGCAGCCGCCACCCGCTCCCTACACGCCGAACAAGCCAAAACCCACAAGCAAGCCCAAGCAAGGGGTGAAGAAACCGCAACCGGACTCACCATGATCACGGCAGCACACACCTGCAACCGCAAAGCCGAACAACAGGCCGCAGCACAAGGCGTCAACTGGAACGGCCACCCCGACATCGACCTCCAACTCCACAAAACCATCGGTAAAGACACATTCAGCATCGTCTACGGCGCAACCATGAAACAGCCCGGCGCATCCAAACTCCCAGTCACCGTCCACTGCCTCGTCACAGGAACAGAAGACCACCCCAACGTCACCGACCTCAACATCAACTCGCAACAGTAACCCGCCAAGGAGCATTCCCCCGCTATGCCTCTCCTCTCCCACTACGCTGTCACCACCGGACTCGCCGACACGGCACACATTATTCACCACACCGGCGGCACACTACGCACAGCCACCGATATTGCCTCCCGCATCAACACTCTCAACCCAGACATCAACCTCGACTACCAAATCAACCAACTGTTATCTATCGAAACCGACCTGTACAACATTTATAAAACCATCAACACCATTCTTCAGGAGCAAGCATGAACACACCCAATAACAACATTGAGCTACACAGCTACGAAACCTTCTTCACCAGCCTCGCCTGGATCCAAGGCGGCATCATCACATGGATGTACGCAACCGGCACCAGCCACAAAGCCGCCCTCGCCATCATAGCCGCATGCGCCCTCGCCACCCTCCTAGGTGCCTCAACACTCACCTACCAGTCCAAAGACACTAAATGATCACAACACCCATACTGATAGCCGAAACCCTCGCCATCATTATTCTCGCAGTAGCACTCGCACACGACAACAACCAGTAACCCACCCTTAAGGAGCACACACCCCATGGATGAGCCCACCCGTATGTACACCGACCCAAACACCGGTGCCCGAAAAGAATTGAAACTCTGCAGGCTCTCCCTCATCGACCCAGCATCCCTTCACGCCCTAGGCGAAGTAGCCGGATACGGTGCCACCAAATACGGCGACAACAACTGGACCGGAGGATACCCGTGGAGCCACAGTGTCGACGCCCTCTACCGCCATGTGCTATCCTGGCAGCAAGGCAACAACCTCGACCGCGAATCCGGGCTGCCGCATTTGGCACACGCAGCCTGGCACTGCCTAGCACTCCTCGCCTATCAGCAACACCACGCCGGCCAAGACACCCGCAACCCATGGAATAAAAGCGATAAGTAATGCCTCTAGCACAATACCCGAAAACCATCAACCATCCAGGCCACATCTCCTACAGTTCACTCACCCAGTGGGCCGAATGCGGAGAAAAATGGCGCCTCCAACACGGATACAAAGCCACCTCCCACACCTGGTACGCCACCATCGCCGGAAGCGCCATACACCACATCACCGAACAATACGACCTACACCTGTACAACCCCACCGAATACCCTGCACTACCAGACAAACTTGCATCCTTCAAAAACATTTTCGACACCCAAGTCGCCCTCGCCGAATCCGAAGGCACAGAAATCAAACCTTCCGGCCGAGTGTGCAAAAACATGTGCGAGTCGGGTGGGCCACACAAGAAAGACTACGACTGGTGGATGGTTTACGGGCAAACCTTCGTCGACCGGTGGAAAAATTGGCGCACAAACAATCCACAATACCACACAGCAGTCCTGGACGGCCAGCCAGGCATCGAATACCCGGTAGAAACCACCCTCCCCGACGGCACCCAGATCGTTGGCTACATCGACCGCGTTTTCACCGACACCGACACCGGTGAAACCTTCATCCTCGACCTCAAAACCGGCCGTCTACCCGCAGACAGCATGCAGCTGCACACCTACCGGTACATGCTCGCCCAACACGGCAACGATGTGACAAAAGGCATGTTTTGGACACCCGCCAGCAGCCGAAACAACACCACAACCCAAACCCAGGGCACAGCAACCGAACTGTACGACCTTGACAACAACACCTACCGGCATGTATCATCCATGTACAGTCAAGCAATGAAAGGAATCAGCCAAGGCATCTTCGTACCCCACGTCACAGCACTCTGTAAAGGATGCCCCGTCAAGGACGCCTGCTGGGCTGTCAACGGGAAAGACGCCTACAGGTACCCCATAGAAACCACCATCACAGCCCCAACAGAAGAAGGCAAGGAGCACCAGTGAACAACAACACAGACGACGACCGATTCACCGTCACACTCAAATACGGCGGAGACTACGCCGCCCCATGGGCCGTCATCCGCGGAGACACCGCCGACCAGGTGAAGAAGACTATCATCGACCTCCTCGGCGGACTCAAAAACAGTTCGGCGGCGAGGAACTGGGACCTGGCAACACTGACAGCCACAGCATCCATCATCCTCCAAGACCGATACAACCAGGCCGCCAAAGACTACGTGGACAACATCGCATCAGAAGGAAACAACACCATCATCGACAAAATCAACAATGCAACAAGCAAAACACAGCTAGCAGACCTCCTGAAACAGTACAAAAAGACCATCACCAGTAACAGTGACGTATCCGAGGCGTTCCGCACCAAACGAAACAGCCTCACCCGATAACCAACACAAAACCTCAAAAACCAACAAAACAGTAAAAGGAAACAATAATGGGACTCGCAAACTACCGAAACAACAACAACAGCACCTTCTTCAACCCCTCCCGAAACCAGGACGCCACCGCCATCGCCTTCAAAGTCCACGACATAGAACACAACACCGAAGGCTACGGTGGACAGGTCGCCGATCGCATCTACGCTGATGTCACAATCTTCCACACCCTAGACGATCTCAACAACGGCACCCCAGAAACCATCCCCAATGCTATTATTGAGAAAGCGCGCGGCAACAACGACCGCCCACACTCCATGATCCGCGATCTAGAAGCATACCTTGGCGAAGAGCAGGCCTTCAAACTCGCCACCGTGCGCACCAAAAACGGGTTCAACGCGGTCGTGCTCAAACCATTAGACGACGCCATCTACGACCTCGTAGCAGCATATGTCGACCAGCGAGACAGCCAGCCCAACACCACTGGTAGTGATGATGTAGACATCGACTCCATCTGACCACCAATACACATCCAACCGATAGATAGATAAGGTCCCGATGCTCTCTCTCCAAAGATCCTTCGAGAGAGCCTCCCAAACCGCAGCCGAGCTGCCCCGCATACCACAACTAGAACCCCTCTACCGCAACCTGGACATGCACATCCACAAAGGGGATCTCGTCATGATTGCGGGGCGCTCCGGCAGCCAAAAATCCGGGCTAGCCATGTTCATCACAGCGATGCTCAACCAGCCCGCCCTCTACATATCAGGGGACATGACACCCTGGGAGGCCTCCACACGAATCATCTCACTCAACACCCAACACACCACCACACAGATACAACAAAACATCGACGACTACGGGCCAGAATACTATCGAGACAGCATCCACCACGGCCAACACATCACATTCTCATTCCAGTCGCCCATCACATGGACAGACATCACCATGGAGCTGCAAGCCTACATGGAAATGTGGAACACCTTCCCACCACTCATTGTTATCGACAACCTGATGGACATTCAAGACTGCGAATCCGACTACCAGGCACAGCAAGAAGCCATGCAATGGATCACAGCATTGGGCAGGGATACTGGCTCCACCATTATTGTCACACACCATGCAACCGACAAAACCGGCTCCGACATCGAACACCCACCAGCACGCAGGGAAATCAAAAACGGCCTCTCCGAAAAACCACAACTCATACTAGGCGTATCACTCTATGGCGGGGAAGACAACGGCAACGGACTCACCATCCCCGCCGAGGCTCGCATCGCAGTGCTAAAACAGCGCACAGGCAAATCCAGCCCAGACGGCACCCAATATGAACGACTGCGAGCCTACCCCGAATACACATTCTTCGGCCCCCTCGCCGAAAAACAGCCATGGAACATGACCGAACACCACAAAGGACTATCATGTCAACACAACAATCAAGAAACCGCAGGGCCGGCGCAGAATGGGAAACACGACTCCTCCACCAGCTACGCGACACCGGCTATGATATAGAACGACTCCACCTCAACGGTAAAGAGGATGAAGGCGACCTCATCCTCACAACCGGCCACAAAACCTATGTGATAGAAGCCAAAGCCGGACAGCAGCATCTCGCCGAATTCGTGAAACAAGCCAGCCGGGAGGCACGCAACTACGAAACCCACCGAAACCGCGAAAACCAGTCCACCATCGGACTCGTCATCATGAAACAACGCAACAAACCCTGGAGCGAAGCCTATGTGGTATCAACCCTCAACGAGCTCCTCCCACACCTCTGACACCCGCCGCCTCCTCAACACCTACCGGATACGGTACAACCCATCCAAAAACGAGCAACACATCCTCTGCCCGCTCCACGACGACCACCAGCCCTCCATGAGCATCAACCTCGACAAGGGCGTCTGGTACTGCCACACATGCGGTGTCGGAGGCGGACTCGCCCAGCTACAACAACGATTAGAAAAAGAAAACCCGAATGTACGACAGCATACGCCCATACAACATTGCGGAACGCCGCCGAATCCAGAAAGCCTCGGCCCGCTACGAAACCCACCTCGAAAACATACTCGACCTGCTCTCAGCAAGAGGCATCAGCGAAGAAACAGCCAGCTACCACCACCTTGGATACATCGACAATGACCCCATCCCAGGCCACGAAAACTACAACCAGTGCATCACCATCCCATACATGTACCCCGTTTGGGGCGGCCCAGCCGAAATACGAAAAATGCGTTTCCGCTGCTCACTCCCGCACGACTGCAAAACCCACAACCACCCCAAATACTTGACACCGGCCGGGGATACAGGCTCCATTTACAACATGGCCGCCATGGCCAACCCGGCAGCCGAAATGCACATTTGCGAAGGCGAATTCGACTCCATGATCCTCGAACAATGCGGATGGTCGGCCGTAGCCCTACCCGGCGCAACCTCGTGGCAAAACTTTTGGACCAAATTCTTCGACGGCTACGACCGCATCTACATCTGGTCAGACCCAGACCCCGCGGGAGACAAGATGGCCCAAACCCTCCAGGCGGCACTCCCCCAAGCCATCCACGTGCCCCTCACCCTGGGGGATGTCACAGACACCTACCTGAAAACCGGCAAAACAGGGTTGACACAAGCCCTCAACACAGTGCTACAATAAAACCACACAAGCAACCCAAACAAAGAAAGGCATATAAAACATCATGGATCCCCTCGACACCTGCCCCATCCCCGGCCGCCGCGACACCTCTAAAGCCGCCAGGAGACGCATCCGCCTCGCCATCATCGCCGAAAAATGGGCCGATGGTGAAGACCCACTCCGCATCATGCACACCTGGGGCACCACCTATGATGGGATGCGATCCATGATCCGCGCCAACCCCGACATCAGGCTACCTGACGACATGGCCAAACGGTTACACAAAATCTGCCGGGAAGCCTACCCCAAAAACCAGCCCAACAGGCACCGAAGCGGATGGGACCAATACGAAAAACAGTACTACACGGAGGAAATACTCTTCCTTGACTCGTTTAATGTGCCGGCCATGAACATGCTCCGCAGGCTCGACGTGTCGTGGACAATGTGGAAACACATCATCAACGAGCAGCACCTGACCCGGCTCCAGCAGGAAACCGACAACGCCTGCCAGTGGGCCAACCTGCGAAAACAGCACCCCGACAAAACTGATCAGGAAATCACCCAGATGATGTACAGTAACCAGGTGACGTTCAGCAAGGTGATGAAAACCATACCCGCATAAACACTCACGACACCTGCATAGTATTTGCACACTCTTTCACACATAGGAGACATGATGGTAGCCAAAACCCAACACGTGATCGACATGCACAGGGACAACAACAACGGTAAATTTCCCGAGCACCTACGTGACGTTATATGCGGCCGTGCCATCATCCACAATGCCGGCGAAGTCTCATGGTGCACCCGCAAACCAGGACACGACGGCGACTGCCGCACAGGATTGCAGCCCACCACACAACCCCTAGGACATCATGACAACCAAAACTGACACCCTTATTCAACGCTACGGCAACAAAGCAGCAGACGTCCTCGCCGACAGGTCTATACCCGCCACACAGCTAGCCCGAATGCTCACCCAAGCCGGATACCCCATCTCCGCCACCGTCATCAAAGACTATCGCCGCAAACAAGCCAACACCACACAGAAAAAAGAAGAGGATATCCAGTGATAGACAATATAGACCGGCTCCTCACACAGCTAGCCAACCACGACAACGAAGCAGACACCATCTGCGATGATCTAGCCAACGGCACCGTACGCCGCACACGCATCTCCGAATGGACACTCCCCAACGGAGAAACAGGCCGATCCATACAAAAAATCATCGACCACCAACCCGCAACCGACCCCTACCCTGTCGACGAACTCGTCAACAAACTAGCCGAATGGACACCCCCAAAACCCGACCAAGACACCCACATCAGTAGCAGCGATGCGGCCTTCGTCATCGGGGCAGGCGACTTCCAAATCGGCAAAGGCATCCCCGGCGGAGAAACAGCACACTTCGCAGACGACTACCTACACTCCCTCACAACCGCAAAACACTACTGGCAACAAGCAGGCAAACCGCAACGAGTCCACATCGCCTTCCTCGGCGACATGATCGAAGGATACGTGTCACAAGGAGGCAACAACGCCTGGCGCACACAAACACCCTTGACGGAACAAATCAGGCTCACCCGCATGGCCATGATGCAACTCGTCCACATATTCGACCACTGCCAAAATGTGACAGTCACATCCATCCCCGGCAACCACGGCGAAGCAGTACGCTTCGGTAAAGGCGTCACCACCTACGATGACTCCTTCGATGTGGACTGCTGCCGGGCCATCGCAGAAGCCTACCAGCTCAACAACCAATACCCCAACCTTCACTTCCACTTCCCCCAACGGGACGAAATGACCACCACAGTCGAAGTGGCCGGCACACGGATACTGCACGCCCACGGACACCAATGGCGCAACAACCAACACTACGAATGGTGGCGCGGCCAAGAATTCCACAACGGCACCGTATCTAATATTCTCATGGCCGGGCACCGGCACCACCTAGAAATCTCCGAGCAAGGACAACGCACCTTCATCCAATGCCCATCCATGGAAGGCGAATCCGTCTGGTACCGGCACAAGACGGGCACCACCGGCCACCCCGGACTCGTGTGCTACACTATCCACAACAAAACACCAAACAACTACCAGATAGCCAGATAAAAGAGATGCTATGAGCCGACGACCAACCAAAGTAGAACAAGCCACCACAGCAGACTGGGAATGGGCAACCCCCCACCACCAGCGCCAGCTACACAAAGCCTGCACCAACACGGCACGCCACTACCCGGCCGTCAACCCCGACGACCTCTACCAAGACGCACTCCTCTACATAGCCGTACGCAACCAATACCACCAACTCACAGGCAACCAGTGGACCCAAATGTGCTACCGTGTAGCCCAACGACTAGCAAACAAAACAGTCCAACACCTAGACCTACCCAAACCAGTACAAGAAATCACAGCCATAGCCGACAACCAAACCAGCAACTAAAAGGAGAACACACATCATGGTCACAACCATCCTCGACGACGGAACCCAAACCACCAGGCTACAAACCGTAGGCACCACCACCACAGCCATCATCACCAACACAGAAACACCCGAAACCATCACCGCCAAATACACCATCGCGAAAGACGGCACAGCCACCTACAGCATCAGCGGAAACACCTACCTCGGCGACCACCAACACATTATCAAACTCATGTACGACTACTGCCACTGCGTCGGACGATTCGACACCACCAACACCAGCAACCCAGACAACCTCGACAACCTATTCAGGGGATGACACATGAACCGAACCTACACCACCGCCGACATCATCCAAGCCGCCCAATGGATCTGGAACGGAGGACCATGGAAACCCTCCGTCGAACCAGGCATGCCACCCCCACCAACCGCGCCACAACACCACGGCAACAACATTGCCACCATGATCGACCTGCAGCTAGCCATCGACGACTACACCCTCACCTGCCAGCCATCCAAACAGCGAAAACATTTGGCACGGTTGGCAGCATTTAGGGAAGTATACGGGTATGACCAAACCTATGCGTCGGCCGCCCAACGATTGGGTGTCACCCGGCAAACCGTGAAACAGTGGGCAGACCAAACACTCATCACCCTCACAGGATACGCAAACAGTCGATACTACCAAGACGGCAACGACGACAGCACAGGGATGAAATAAAACCATGAACAACACACACAATATCACCTACACCACCCTCAACACAGCGATACACCGTATCGTCCAACAACAGCCCACCAACATGCAGCAATTGGAAAACATTGTTGACAGTGTCGAAGACCAGTACGGTGTACCCATCTCCCTCGACAACGTGAACCTTACCGTTAACGAAGTCAGCCTCGACGATCTTGCTATCGACCAGGACACGCTAGACGAGTGCAGCGAAATCCTGTGGTTTTGCGACAGTGCAGGACACCCAAACAACAACAGCAACACCCATGGCATTCCAGACGACACACAGGCAAGCCCGGAAGCCATAGATTGGCTCGCCGGGATCGCATACCAGGCAAAATTATTGCAGGCGGCAGCCGACGAGATCATGTGGGCTATCATCCGCCACCGCGATAACCATAAAAATGTTATCGGCCGGAACGTTCTAGACCAGGCCAGCGAAACTATCTCTACCTGCCTCCACCTGTATCAGATGCTCGAAGACACCATCGACAGCAACGAATCATAGCCATATCGCATAAACAAAAAGTGTGCCCCAGCGGCAACCACCACACAATCGTGGCAGCACCGCTGGGGCACACACATATTCAATTATGCAACAGTAGACTCTACCGTGCCAACCTCCGACTCGGCGGCACGCTTCGGCTCATAGCCACCAAGATCAGCATCGTCTACAGGCTCGATCATGCCAGGATCCGACACATCCACCGAGTGCGGCTCAACCAAGCCCCCATCGTCGGGTGGAACAAGCCCAGCATCCACAACCGTGGTTTTAGGTTTGCCGGCCACAAACGACGGGCTACCAAACGATGTAGCAACCGACAACACCGCAGCCACCGTTGCTGTTATCAGGGCAGATTCCCATGGCAAACCGCGAAACGACTCCGCAGTATACGTGACACCCGCCGTCACTCCCAACACCGCAACAAACGTTTGCACAAAAGTCTTAGCCGCCCGCTCCAGTAAACCTAACCAAAACTGTTTACCCACAACAAACCACCATCACTTTTTCAAACCGTTAACAGCAGACTCGAGCCTGTCAATACGGCTGCGATACTCCAGCACGTAATACCAGATGCTCCACAAAGCATCCTTGGTGCGCCACAACTTCCCCGTCACCGGATTCTTCACCCACGACAGGGCATCAACACGTTTACCCAAATCACCATTCTGTACCTGAACCACACCAACATCATGGTGCAGCTTATTCACCGAACCAGTAAGCTGAGCAGACAATTGTTTAATCTGATCATGCAAGGCTTTCACATCAGCCACAGTTAACTCCCCACTCTCATCTTTGCCGTTGACTACGGCCATAAATTTGTCCCACGGAAACCATGGCCCCGGATCATCGTGATCCGACTGGTGCCACGCATCCGTCACATCCACGTGACCGCACACACCCCGCTTGCCAGCCTTCAAATCGGCCACAGACAGTTTCCTTTTCGGAACACCATGCTTGTCACACAAACGTCTACACAGGATGGCGGCACGCTCAACCGCAGGCCACACCCTAGGATCCAGCCACTGCTCCCTCGTGTAAGCATGCCCTGGCACCCGGAACGAGGCGTGCGAACCCCCATCCGCGCAAATCTCTATACCCAAAGAATGCGGATTCGGCGGGGCATGCCACCCAATCGTAGACTCAGACAGGCACTGCACCGTCTCCGAAATATCGCAAACATAATGCGCCGAACCACCCGCTGATGGGGAAGCAAAATAGTTTGCTGTGGACACCGCCCGCCCTTTACGGGAGGCAGACGGAAACCCCACATCAGGGCACGTCGCATGAATCACAACCCTATTCACCGGACTATTCGAGCCGGAAGAGTGATGCGCTGCAGGAATGTATCTCACAACATGTCACCACCAAACACGACCAACACTAGTAACACCCTTCCCTTTTCTTTTTACTTGTGGGATGATATAGTCACTATAGGCGACGGTTTCACACCCTGGCAAGCCACCGAGCCCGATATTGTAGAAGCCACACCGTCACTATATTTCACAACCAGGCGACCATCAGAACAGTACACAGACACCACCGAGCGGCCATCTTTACCATCGTTACCATCGGATCCGTTCTCACCGGCGGGGCCGCGCTCACCCTGTTCACCCTGTGCACCTTGCGGACCGGCAGGACCCGAAGGGCCCACATCACCGCGCTCACCGGTCGAACCATCCCGACCATCAACGCCGTTCACACCGTCAGCACCTGCACGACCTGGAACACCATCATGGCCATCCAATCCATTCACGCCAGGCAACCCGTCAGGACCTTTCACACCATTCAAACCCGGGGAACCCTGCGGACCAACAGGGCCAACCAGCCCAGCCGAACCATTAACACCATCCCGGCCGTCAGCACCTGCAGGGCCTTGCGGGCCGCGCACACCAGCAGGGCCAGGCACACCCTGCACACTCCGCTCAACACGCACAGCATCCACACACAAGCCAGACTGGTGAAGCCGCGCAGACTCCACCCCACCCGAAGTACACGCCTGCTTCACACGGCTAGCTAAACCCCGAGCCGCCGTACCATTAGACTGGGCCCTCGCCTGCTCCGAATCCCGCTCAGAAGCCACAGCCCCGAAACGTAAAGCACCCCCGGCAACCACCGCCAGTAGTACAAGCGACAAAAACAACAACAGAAGGGAAGCCTTCTCAAAATTGCGGCGCTGCCGCTTCTCCTCCTCCAACTCCCTCAACCCTGCTCACCTCCACCATCAACAGTATCTTTCAAAAACTCGGGCAAATCAGGAAGATGCATCGGCTCCACATCATCAGGAAGCCCGGCGTTAAACCGGCGAACCTCACGCCGCACACCCCACGTATACTCTTCCATCGCATCCACCTGAGCCGACAGCCGCCGCAAACGCCTCCGAGATTTAGACGTGACCGCCTGAACAGAACCCAAAACCGTGGCCAACGCCGTACAGATAGAAGCCACCAGTGCAGGAGTAATCCACGACACCACAGCCCCCCAACATGACAACATCAGCCGCAACAGCCCGGTCACACACCGACAGCAATCCAGTTAGCTATCGCGGGCACACCAGAAGGCTTCGAACCATCATTCGTGATAAACGCTAAACCAAAATCCTTATTAGTAATATTGTAGGCTTTCACATCAATCTGTGCCGTGCCCCCAGCCGCCGTAGCCATAGACGCCACCACAACCGGCGGACTACCGAAGGGGCGATCAAACGGGATCGTGTAAGCATACACAGCAGACCCGCCAAACTGGATCTGCTTAGAACCCGTTTCGATACGCGGGGACAACAACATCCACTCGTTGGCATGATTAGCCCACACAGCCCCCGAAGGAACCATCACACGGTCACCCTCCACCGGGGTAGGATCACACGCAGCAGACTCGCCAAACGCTACACGGGCCGCTATGGCACGCCTATCCAGCTGCTGCTGCAACCCGTTAGACGACAACACCAAAGTAGCTAGCAATTGCTGATGGTACACGCCAGGCTCGGCACGCAACACATCACGGGCACGCTCCGCACGCCCCCCAGGAACAATCTCTAACCTGGCTGTGTTCTGCTCCCAATCCCGCGACAACACCACATAGTCGTAGCGGGTCTCGCCAGGGCCCGGAAGCTGCCCCGTCACCGTCTCAACACTATTCGACGTGCACATCACCCCGTGAGCCCAAGCCTGCCCCGGCAAAACCTCACACAACACTGTGGCACCCTGAATCGTAGTGCCGACACGAAAATCGTCAGGACCTTTCACAGACGGCATATTACCCATCAGACCAGACATTTGAGCCCAATCATACTCGGTCAACACACCATCAAACCCTTTACACACAATACCCACAACAAACCCCTAATCTTTTCTAGAATTTTTGCAAATCCCGCACACCCGCAGCCAAACCGGCAACACGGCGAGCCAACAGGGCCGACGGATTATCCTCATAATCCCCCGCAACCGGTGTCACCTTCGTCCAACCATCACCAGGCGAATCACACTCCACATCAATCTGCCGAACAATCTCCGCAATAGGGCCAGAACCCACATCCACATAGATCAAATCACCCGGCATCAGATTGCCTGGCCCAAAACGCAACACATCCGACTCAGCCAACTCAATCTTAAACCCCGACGTGGCCCCTAACTCGGACAGCACCTGCTCAGCCTCATCGATGAGATGCACATGTTCAGAATCCGTGTTACGGGCATCCTTAAACACCTCGACACGATCAAACCAATCCCCCTCGGCCATCGAATCAACATCCTCACAAAACAGCCGATCCTTACCCTCGCCACGGCCACCAACCACCACCGAAGTCGCCTTCGGGGCATCCCTCACATACTCCCACGACACAATCGAACCAGACTCGGCAGTCAACACATGACTACGGGTCACAGCAGGCACACAATCAAACACTAAACCCCGCTGATCAAACTTCACATTCTCAAACTGGTTCACCGTAACAGTCATCCGAGCCCACGACAACACCGGCAACAACTTATCGGCAAACACATGAAACCGCACCTGAAAATCCTTAATATAGCGTCCACGACTCTCATCATCGGTCATAAACAAACCAGGCGGAAAACGCCAAGCATTATCCCCCAACACCTGCTTAGCCACCGACTCCGCCGCACCAGAATAGTGAGCATAATCCCTGTCGGCACGCCACTCCATACCAACCAAACCAGGACGATAATTCACAGGCCACATCAGCATACGCCACAACAGGCGAATATCATCCTCACACGTGATAGTCACCCGCGAAGAACGCCACGGACCCACACCATGAACCTTACGCACAGGCCCAGAAAAAATCTGGCCACCACCATAATCAACAACCAGCCGTGCACCCGGCCTAGTCAACCCGTCAAGCCTAGAATGATCCCCAGACACCACCAACTCCAGCGTAGACAAACCATTCCACTTCAACGACAACTTCAACGACTCAAAAAAATTGATAGGCGCCACACGACGATAATCCGGCGTAAACAATGTTATCTGCGGAACAAGACCAGCCATCAACTATTCACCAAGCCCTCAAAAACCGGTACTGCACCGACACAACAATGACACCCAAACCAACCATCTCAATATTCACACTCCGAGAACCGCCAGGCGGGATAGGGGCAAACTCCCACTCCTTCAAACGATCCATCACATCCTCAAACCCATCCAACAACGCAGACTGCTTACGAGGATCCGTATCAATAGTAATCCACTCACCCTCCTCGACAGGATAATCCGAAGACACACGCAAACCATCAATCTGCACAGACCACGACTCCAAAGGCCCCTCAACACGAATCACAGGCCACGCAGGCACATCACCCTTATTAGACAGGTTATCCCAGCCCGAACCAACACCAGGCGTCAACACCACAGGAAACGCTGTACCCTTCCCGCCGACAGGGCCGCCACCCAGCCAATCCTGCAACTTCGCGTTACTAAAACGAAACTTTTGCTCCTCCCCATACCAAAACGGGTCATACGCTGTCAAATGCAACACATAGCGGGCATAGCCGCGATTCACCGGATCAACCGTAAACGTGTCATCCACAGAATCAAACCGACACTTCAACACACGCTCAACACCGGCAGGAGTCTTCACCGACAACTCCCCCTCCTCGCCAGGAGGAAACGCAGACCACAACTCGTCATAGGCTTTCAAAAAACCGTCACGAAACCCGCCCACCGGATCCGGGTCAACACCCGACACCAAAACAGGCAGCGTCACCTCGCGAGGCTTCACATTAAACCCGCGCCACTCCGAGCCGTGCACCCCAACATGAGTTTGAGAAAAATGCTCCACCTCGGGAACACCCAAACCGCGCAACGAATCATTCAACAACATGACAGGAGACGCACCCGTATAATCCGTCAAATGAAGAACACGCTCCCCACCAAACAGCGGATCCATAAACCAAGTCACAGTCAAACCCGAACGATCAGACGGGTCAGGAATAAACATGAACAACACCCCCAATCACACGTAAGCCAACGCGTTCAAAGCGTCACGCTGCTGCCGCTCAATCCGCTTCGCAAACTCGTTAGGATCACCATAAGTAGGCCCATTCACATTCACCACAACACTCTTATCATTCATACGCTGATACCTGCCATACGGTGTAAACGAGCCCACAGAAGATCGCACACCAAACCGGGCATCAACCGCATCCGGAAGCCGACCAGCCACACCCGACATCGCATCCAACGCCAAACCAGCATTCCCGGTGATCCCCTCAGCCAAACCGGCAACAACCTGGCGGCCAACCTGGTCACGAAACACCCTCGACGGGGAATGAATACCCAACACCGACTTCGCCGCATTCGCAACCTGAGAACCCATATTACGCACCGTATCCAACAAGCCACTCATAGCATTCTTGATACCATTACCCAAACCAGACACCACGTCACGGCCCGCAGACATCAACAAGGACCCCATATTGCCGAGAGCATGTCGAATATTGCCAGGCAAATTCCGGAAAAAACCCAGCACACTATGCACACCGTTAGACACCGCGGACCCCATAGCATGCATAGCAGAAGAGGCCGCACTCCGGGCACCATTAAACCCGCGCACAGCACCACTACGAACCCTAGACGCCATCGAACTGAAAAACCCGCCAACAGCAGACGCCACCGAAGACACAACACTCCGGATAGCATTCATCGCAGAAGAAACAGCACTACGGGCCGCGTTAAAACCAGACCTCACATGGGAGGCAACCGAAGAACCAAGCCGGGCAAAAAACCCCACAACAGCGTTCACGCCGCCAGAAATAACCGACTTGAAACCGTTAATAAACGCAGACGTAAACGCTCTAATATGATTCCAGCCATTCAAGATGGCCGTACCCATAGACCTCACGCCAGACACTAAATGATTCACAACCCATGAGATGACACGGGCGACAGTCCCAATAATGCGGGCTGCAGCAGACACAATAGCGCCAAGAATACGTGCAACAAACCCGATCACAGCTGTCACAATCGGCATCACAACCGGAATAATGCGGGCCACCACCTGTAGCACGGCACCAACAACCTGCACCACCACACGCATAATCGACATGATGACTGGTATCAGCGACCGGATCAGGCCGATGATAGGCGGCAGAACAGACATGACCGCACCCAAAATCTGTTGAATCACAGGCATCAAAACCGGCACCAGTTGCATCACAACACCAACAATCTGCCGTATCACAGCCACAACAGCCTGAATAACCGGCATCAACGCCGGCAACAACATTGCAGCAACCTGTGTCACCGCACCAATAATCTGCGTGATCACGGGAACCAGCCGGGCGACAAGCATACTAATCAAAGGCACCAGCTGGGCAGCCAAACCGGCAACCATACCGATAATCTGGCCGAATACTGGCGCCAACCGTGCCACAACCCCGGCAACCAAACCAAACAGGGGCTGAATAGCGGCCATGATCTGCCCCAAAGCCTGGCCAACCACACCAACCAGCTGCATAACAGCGGCACGGAACTGGGCGTTAGTGGCAAACATAGCAGCAAACAAGCCGATCACAATCCCGACAGGGCCACCCAAAGCGCGAAACACGCCGCCAAGCCCGCCAGCGGCACCCTTCAAAGCACCAAACGACGGCAGTAGATTCTTCAACGACACCGCCAGCGGGGCAAACCCTGCAACAAGCTTCCCCACACCGGCAGCAACAATACCAAACACTGCGGTGCCGCCAGCAAACATGGCACCCAAATTCACTTTAGGGACAGGCAAATGCATTCTCGCAAAAATACCCTTCAACTGCTCCACCTTGGCGCGCATCTGTGCATTCATTCGAGTGATCATGCCCGGCATACGATTAATCCACGCCAAAATAGACGGCATCATACGCTGAATACCAGCATCTACGGCAGCAAACATCGGCTTCACAGAATCCGTCACCGACTTGATAACCGGATTCAACGCAACAAAAATCTGCCGCAGGCCGTTCAGAAACGGCGCCATAGCCGTAGCACCAAGATAACCCAGGGCGCCCTTAACATTCTTCATAGCGCCCTCAAACGTCTTACCAGACGCCTGCGCAGCACCACCCATGCCAAGCTTCATCGCAGCCGCAAACGTGGCAAAATCAATCTGCCCCTTCGACACCATCTGCGACACCTCAGCCGAGGTTTTACCCGTCTGCCTGGCAAGCAAAGACAGTACAGGAACACCCGCCATCGTAAGCTGCAACATGTCATCGCCCTGCAACTTACCGCGCGCCATAACCGACGTAAAAATAGCGCCCGTATCCTGAAACGACTTACCCGAAATATAAGACACATCGGCTACAGTCTTCAACACATCCGTCATCTGCCCGCCAGACTTCACACCCGAAGCAGACAACGCCGCCGCAGTAGAAGCCGCATCACCCAACGCATACGACGTACCAGTCACAGCCTCAATAGCCGAATTCATAATCGAAGACGTGTCAGAAGACGTGTGACCCAAACCAGTCAGTTTAGCCTGAGCCTCATCAATAGCCATCGCCCTAGCAATACCGCCACCAATAGTCACATCATAAATCGACTTGAGGCCCTTCTTAGCAACATTGATGGCACCCACCATTGCGGCACCACCAAGCGCCAACTTCATGCCCTTAGCAAAAAGACTACCCGAACGCTGACCCTCAGCAGGCATCACCCCAGAAAGCTGTTTACCAACATCCGCCTTCAAACCCGGCATCTTCGTATACAACGACACATACGCGGAAGCAATCTCACCAGACATACACTATTCACCCCATAATATTAATCTCGCGAGACACCCCGCCACCGGCACGAACACGCGCCAAAATATCGTCCACCTGCCCAGACGTAAACCGGGCCCTACGCTCATCCGTAGGCCTCGCCACAGGCTCCGGCTGCCCCTCACTATTAGCAGACCTGTAATGATCCAGCATGTCCAGTACAGCCCACTCGCACCACTCGAACGGGCGCTGCCAACCATTCAGGTGGGCCGCCAACTGGCTAGACGTATCGGTACACAACACGCCAGCCAGCCGAACAGCCTCACCCCAACACATCTGCGGGCCACCAACACTATAAACAGAAACACCAAATTTAGTGCGAAAATCGTATTCGATGGCCCCACGATAATCATCAATCAGGCCGTGGAGCCAAATTATTCCCCCAGCGAGGCACCCTTACCGTCAGGCTTGTATTCCATCCACTGGCGGAAAATCTCGGCCACACGAACCATAGGAAGCCCTTCCAGGGCCTCTACCGCTTCAGCGGGGGCGGCAGCCTCCAACATAGAAAACATCACCTCAACCTGGGCGAAATCCGCAGACTCCCCCGACTGGGCAATCTTAGCTGCACGACGGAAAACGCGGGCAGGAACCGCCTGAGCCGTCTCCTCCGCATCCGCCAACACCCAGCTACGGTCACCAATCTTCAACGTGTAACCTGTGTCACTCATCTATCAACAATCCCTCAAACTATGTGTATCAGTTATTAGACGGCGGATTCGGATCCGGCTGAGGCTTCGGGGCCGGAGGAGGAGTCGGAGGAGTATCAGCTTTTAAAGCCGTCATCCACCCCCGACCCGACACCGCATTACCAGTCTTATTAATCTGGGCAGGATACGCCTTCAACGTCACACCATACCCGTACACTTCACCATTCTTACCCTTGATCTCGTCACGATCAATGAGCTCAACCTCGGGGAAATAGTAGCGAATAACCTGATCCCCATCAACAATATCCATCAGTAAAGCGTGCACGCCAGTGGTGGCGCCTGGTGAAATATCGAACGAACCCGAATCGGCTCCGGCGGTAACCTTCGACTGCCAAAACAGTTCGATAACCTCTTTCTTGGATTCGATCAGCTGGAAAGAAATCTCGATAGAAGACTCGGTAGCAACCGTGCGAACAACATCCGCATTCTGCCAAGCCTTCAAATCATCCGTTTTACGCTCAGGCTTAATCTTAAACCCGTCATCCGACAAATACCCTAAAGCTGTAAGCCCGGAAGGAACCGCCTCCACACCCTTAATAGTATCACCCGCGTGCGCGTCACCAATATAAACGTCGCCAGTAACCGCTGAACGAACATTAGACGCTTTACGTGTTGCAGCCATCACAACCCCCATTAAATATCAAACAATTACATTAAAACAAAAACAAATACGTTTACTCAGATTCGACAGGCCTACATATCAGCTCGAACAGCGAATACACATCAAAACGTGCACCATCAACCAGCAAATCAGGACCCGTAGAACGCCTACAAAACACCACCGGATCACCATCCACACCATCAGCCAGCACAGCCTCAACACGACGCGCCAACGACATAGCACGATCCGGCGTATCCGAAAATACATTCACGCGCAAAAAAACACGCTCACGAACATGCAACTGCGGGCCACCATCCAACGCCAACCAAATAAGGTCACCCTCAAAACTATCCGGCACTGTCCCGGTGCATGGTATCCCAGACAGCCAGCCATCATCCGCCAACACACGTTTAGCCCACTTCCTGGGATCATCGTAGATGATCACGACGCAGCCCCAATCGAACGAGCCAGCGTGCCATGCTTCGCCTCAATACGCTTCCCACCCTTATATGTGGTGCCAATCCTCGCCACAGCCTCAACACGGTGAACCTGCACCTCCGACGACAAACCATTACGGTATTGGGCCTTATCGAAAGCGTTACCGCCCACATTCGCCGATGCCGCACGCTTGACACGCTCGCCACGCTCAGCCAACATAGACTGCACCCCAGAAGACTTCAACACCTCACGAATACCCGGCAAGTTCAGCTTCACATTCACATCCTGAACCACTACCCATCAGCCCTTCTTACGCTTCACATTAACCTGCGCACCAGCATCCCAACCAGACATCGGATGATGCCACACCATAGGAGACCCGTCAGCCTCCCATACAACACCCCGAATACGCCACCTACAACGATAATCAGCGCCCACAACAGGCTGCTTGAACAGCATCGACCAATGCTCATAGTCCGAGTCACGCCCCGCGGCCTCATCCTCCTGCGAAACGGAAGCATAGATGGCCACGTTATGGTACACGGTTTCTACAGGATGCCCCCAATCCTCAACCTTGTCACCAAGATCATCGACACGAACAGTCGGTTGAAGCATCACAACCGTTTCACCATAAGGAAAACTGGTCATATCATATCTCCCACAAAGGGCCAACATAGCCGTTAATATCAGATCCGCACGAGCAACCCTCACCCCACACCGTGGAACACACCTCAGAATGATTCACACTACTCCTCATGGTCGGTGTAATAGTGAACACTTTACCAGCCCCACCATCACCCTCACACAGCTTCTTCAACGCGGCAATCTCAGAAGGCCACAACAAATTCGTGGGAGTATTAGACCGTGTAGTCTGAGCGAAAGGACCCGCAGACTCATACTGCACCTGACCCGACACGCCAGTATCATTCCAGCGCAACAAAGCCCTGCGCAGAATAGCCTTAGCGGCATCCTTGTATTTGAAATCCGGTTTAGCGATACAGGGGGCGACACTGACAGCCACAGCCTCCACATCGGCAATCATCGCCTCAAGCTTCTCTCTAGGAATATCGGCGAAAGGCTCAATATCCTCAGGCTTCAAAATTATACCCATCAACACCACCCCCTGCACATTGACACATCACCGCAACAATAAATCAGTTCTCAGACGGCGGATTCGGCTTCGGGGCAGCCTTCTCCCTCACAACAGCAAACGAATCAAGCGACTCGATAGCCACATACAGCACAGCCTCGGCACGAACCATAACCTCATTATGGCCCTTCAGGTCACGCCCAGTCTGATCCGGATCGCCATACTCGATAAGCTCGATCGGGAAGTTACGCTGGAAACCCCAATGAACACGCGAGAAATCACCCACAATAGCCTTAACACCAGAGGCAGGCGACATCTCCGGGGCACCCGAAACAGTCGAAGAAGCACCAACATTCAGCCCGCGCCAATTATCCAAACCGGCAAACCCGGCGGCAGGATACATAGGCTGCCCGGCAAGCGGAGACCCCTTCGGATACACCTCAGTAGACAGGGCAAACGAGAACGCCGGATCCAAAGCAACCCCGTTAGGAACCTGCAAACCGGCCCCAGCGATAAGACCGACAGCCTTGACCAGATCGGTCGTAGCAGAATCCGTGGCATCAACCGTCTTCTTCGTCTTATCCAGCGACACCTTGACAGCCGCAGCAGGCTTACCCGTAGCCGGATCAACACCATGGAAAGCAATCAGATCAACAGCGCGACCAATCGAAGCACCCAGCGCAGGCGAAATCAGATCCTGCAAAACACCCAGACGGTAATCAGCGTCAGCCCACATAAACTCGTCCGAGACACGCTGCTGAGTCACAACCTTGATAGGCTGCGCAGTAAACGCCGAAACATCAACAGACGCGGAAGGCTTAACCTCGCCCTCACCAACAATCTTGGCGCGAGGAACACCACTAAACACGGCACCCTTAACAGGACCAAAAATAGTCGGCTGCTCCGGCGAAAGCTTCGCCAAAACACCAGAATCGATAGCACGGTCACGAACCGCACCAATCATAGAACCAGGAAGCTCAAGCTTCCCTGCAGAAAGAAAATCGTCAGCCATCACAAATCATCTCCTAGAATTATTGACAAGAGCATCCACAAACGCGACACCCTCACGTCGTTTAACATCATCAACGGGGGCACTCCCCGCAAGACGGCGCACACCCGCGCCACCACTACTATGGTCGATCAAACCCTTCAAAGCTTTCGCAGACTCAGCAAGCGACTCCTTATCGCCACCCGACAAGAAAGCGATCGCATCACTGGACAAACCATACTCTGAAGCCACCTCGCGCTTCACACCCTCAAGAACAAACCCGTTGATCCTGTCTTCGAGTTCCTCATTCTTGCGGCGAAGCTCATCAATAGTAGATCCAGAATCGTCACTCGATGTACGAAGCTTCTCCAACTCGGCGAAATTACTTTTAGCACGAGACTCCCACTTACGGGCCTCCGCCTTCCAATCAGTCCCCAGCGATTTACCCTCGCCTTCATTCTTCAACTGATTGTCGGCCACCTCCTGCCCGCCATTGTCTTTTACTGTATCAACAATGCCGTTATCCTTTCCGGACTCCACAACATCATTGTCAACATTCTGTTCCTCAACACTCTGATCGGCCATAGCCTAACCCTACACTCCTTGCGGAAAACAACACAACATTGTTGACCCCCGTGCGGGAGACAACCCTGTGCACCGATAACCGGCGGCACACAACCGGAAACCATCATCTCATGTCGCCAACAGTACGCATAGCCTTCAAAATATTGCCAGGCGACTGCTGCAACCCGTGATCATCAACCCACTCACGGGCCTTCTCATACGTCCTCTGATACTCGGCATCAGCCCTATTTGGTTCCCAAGGGCCAACAACCTCAACCACCGTACACCCACAATGATCATGATACTTCGAACCAAACGGACGCTTACCACCACGCTTATGACGCCGCGTATGACCAGTAGTAAGTGCCCTTTCCTTAGTCGTATAATCCGACCTCGTAGCCAACATGGCACAAAAAGCACACGGATCACCATCAGTCACCCGACGCCACGACCTACCCTGCGCACCAGCAGACCACTCAACCGTGTCACGGCCAGCATTCATGACAGCCCGATTAACACCCGCCGCCATAGCATCAATAGTATCATTCGCCCTATCCGGGTCACTATTCATAATCTTCATAGTCGAAAACGACCTAGCCAAAGCCGCAGCAGCATCAAACTCGTCATACACGATCAAACCAGGATCGACACCATTCAACCGGCGAAAATCTTGCACAAACTTGGCAGCCAGCGCCGCGGAACCGTCATGGCCGGCACACTCCAACTCCACACACAAACGCACATACTGTGTGTCACTCATCCTGCCGGCACGCCACAAACGACCCAACTCGGCATAATAGCCCGCATACTTCCCAGCAAACCTGACCGCCTCACGCTGATACCCGGCAGCAGCCAGCCTCGACGCAACACCCGAAGCCATCGCCTATCATACCTCGTTAGTTTGACGCGATATAGCCCCAGCCAGTGCCGCCAACGGATCCGAAGATTCGGCACGATGACGCATCACAGCCTCAACCTGCACATCATCCAAACCCAACATCTCCAACACCGTCCGAGAATCGGCAGGCAAAATACCGGCACCAACAAGCTTCGTCACAGCATCAGCCGTAGCCGCCCGAGTCGGGGTTGAAGCATCACGCCACCGCAACCCCACATCACCGAAAAACGCGGCCTCATCAACACTCGAATCAAGCGCCCTGGCAGCCAGGAAACCAACCGACAGCCAGCCCTGACCAAACGACGTCTGCCTGCGTTCAGCACGCTTCACAAGCCTCGACTCCTCAGCCGCAAGCGCCTCCCCAGATGGCGGATTAGACGTGATAAACCCGAAATAGCGTTCCGGAACAGCCGCCTCACCCGCAGTCAACTGCGCCAACAGTCTCATCTGATCCGAATACGGTGTAGGCGAATTGACAGGAAACGACCCCACATTCGGAGTATCACCATCATCATCCTTATCCACAGCCCACACAGAAGCCATCGACAGGACCCAGCCAGGCTGCGAAAACTCATCCGCGCTCACGCCAGTCACCCAACGCTGAGGATACGCATAAAAATCACGATTCACAGACTGCCCCAACAGTGTGCGCACAGCCTCATCCGTGTAAGCCCTAATAGACCTCGTAATCTCCGAACGGCCATCAATCCTAGAAGTACGGCGACGATTCACAATAGGCACCAAAGGAACCGCACCCAACACATTCGGTATACGATCCACCTCAACCCATTCACGCGAACCCCGCCGCTCCACCTGAACAATCACATCAGGAAGCAAAAGCTCAGCCTCAACAACCTCAGGATCACACGTCTGCTGCACCACCAAACCCACATCCAGACGAGACCCATCGGCAGAAAACCGGCCCGTGCAATTCTTTGGTGACTGCGGACGAACAGAAACAGTGCCATCCTCTTGGGGGATAACAGCCACAAACGACAACCCGAAAATCAGCGCATCCAAATGCACATCACACGACGCCGTAGCAAGCCGATTCGCAGCATACACACCATCCAGGCCGTAGCCGTCACCATTCGTCCAGCCCAGCCAATCCAGACGCTCCTCCAAAGCATCCACAGCTATACCAGGCCACGACACCACCGTCTGCACACGCTGCAACTCCGGAGGAATAGCAACCCCCAAATCACGCACCCGGCTCGAGCCCTCATAGTAGCCCTCAATGCGACAATGCCACGAAGACAACCTTTGGATACGATCGTACATGCCCTCAATCAGAGCCAACTCATCCGAGTTCATACCACAGACACCCGCTTCCTACCACTACGCTCCCGACGGCCACGACGAACACGTTTAGCCCCCAAGAACGCTAAAGACACAGCCTCCAAAGGAACCTCAGAACCATCCTTAAACGAGGAACCCCAACCCCACGCAGAGCCTTTCTTCTTCTGCACAGCCGACCTCACAGCAATATCCAACATGTCACGGCGAGAATCAGCACGAGGATGAGAAACATTCCCAGACCTTACACCTTCCAGAAAGGCTTGACACGCCTCCACATACACGCCAGTATCAGCAACCACCACGCCACGGCCCGGAATACCACGATCCGTCAACGCCTTCTGCAACAACACCGCACCAGACCCGGCAACCATGATCCGGTCAGTATCACCCCAACGAACCGCCAACCAGTCAGCCAACCGGCCCACACCATCAACAATCGTTCCCGACAGCCCATCAATAACCTCAACATGAACCCCAGCATCAGTCCGGCCGGCACCAGCCAAAGCAACCCGATCCCCAGAACGAGAAAACGAGACACCAAACACTTTCCCGCCAACCAAACTCGCCTCATCCACAGCAGACTGAGCCCACTTATCCGCCGGTATCACCGACGTAGCAGACTGGCCACGATCCCACCAGCCAAGACGCTCCCTCGCAAACCCGGCAGCAGACATCGACTCATGCTCATCCTGCACAGTCCCAAAATTCAAACGACGACCCAACGCAGGATTCGTATCCCCCGCCAACTTCCGCCACTGGCGTGACACATCATCCGGATCAGACTCGTCAGGAATCGAAAACTCCGTCCACGCAATCCTTTTACCACCCGACAAAGCCTGCCCACGAAGACGCAACACCACGCTACCGTCCGCTAGCGGCCCAGGCGGCGTGCCAAGGAAAATCTGCTGCGGATCACCAGACGGGGCCGCACTTACCGTAGGAAGCAAAGCCTCCAACTGCTCATCCGACAACTCCTGAGCCTCATCACACACCAAATCATCAACCGTAAAACCGCGAGCCGAACCCCGAGAACGGGCCACAAACTCGACAGAACCCCAACCGCTGCAGCCACACTTCTTCTCAAACGTGGCACAATCCGGGTGATGCAACACAATAGCCTCCTGACCATTCGTCGCACGAATCGACTTCACCATACGATACAAGTCAGGAAACTGCCGCTCATTCTCAAAAAACGACCTCAACCGCATAAACGCCTTACGAGCCGACTTCAACTCGTGAGCCGTATGCAAAATACGGCGACCCTGAATAGTAGCCTTAAACAACTCCACAACCTCAAGGATCGCGTTCTTGCCATTCTGGCGAGGCACAAACACCCCACACACACCCGAAGCAAGCCTGCCATTGCTACCGACAGCCAGCCAATCATCCAACACCTGCTGCTGCCACGGATCCGGCGTCAACCCATACGCACGACCCAACTCCCCAGCATCACCGCCAGCAGTCACCGAATACGCCGCAGCCACACGGTGACGAGGAACCTGAGACCCCACAACACCAGACACCTAATCAGGCCCCCTTGCGCTTCCTATACCGGTCAATCATCGCCACCGCAGAACCCCCACCACGGCCACCAGACGCCACATCAACCGAATACCGATCCAACATGCCCATAAAAGCCTTCACATGAGCGCGAAGCGAAGCCACCAAATCCGCGCGACCCTCACGCCACACACAATCATGAATCACCGCAGCATCCATGAGAAACAGCCACTCCTCATCAGACACAAACCCGGCACGCGGATCCTCACCCCACACACGCCACCAACGACGCGTCTCCCCACACCAATCACGACTATCAGGAAGCTCAGGCTGCACAACACTCACCACCAACACAAAAAGTCGACAAACAGACAAATCCACAAAAGGGAGGTATTTCACT